CCGGCACTCGGGTTTCTACTCATGCCATTGAGTACGCCATTGCCCAATACGGCAACATCTCGGACGCTATTGCGTACACATACCAGCAAGAAGGTCATGCTTTCTATGTGCTGACATTCCCGTCTGGTAACGCCACATGGGTCTACGATGTGTCTACCCAAGCCTGGCACGAACGTGCTGGATTTGATGCGGGTCAGTTTATGCGGCACCGCAGCAACTGCCAATGCAACTTTGGTGGCAACATCATTGTTGGTGACTTTGAAAACGGCAACCTTTACAGGTTTGACCTAGACGTTTACGCTGACAACGGCGGGGTTCAAAAGTGGTTGCGTTCGTGGAGAGCGCTGCCACCCGGCGAAAACAACTTCAAGCGCACGGCACACCATACGCTGCAACTTAACGCTGAGACTGGCGTCGGGCTAAACACCGGCCAAGGCTCTGACCCGCAAGTTATGTTGCGCTGGAGCGACGATGGCGGCCATACTTGGTCAAACGAGCATTGGGCCAGCATGGGGCAGATTGGTGAGTACGGCTACCGCACATTCTGGCGTCGGCTGGGCATGACGCTAAAGCTGCGAGACCGGGTGTATGAAGTCAGCGGCACTGACCCGGTAAAAATTGCCATTACGGGCGCTGAGTTGGTGCTGAGTCCAACAAAGTCTTGACATGGCAAACATCACCCAGATTCCCGCACCTCGCGTTCCACTGCTGAACGCGCAGACTGGTGCTGTGTCTATGGAGTGGTTTCTCTGGTTCACCAACGTCTACACCATTACAGGCGCTGGCCTTGCCATTACGCCAGTCATCAATGGCGGCACGGGACTTAACACTATCCCAACCAACGGCAAGCTGCTGATTGGCAACGGCACGGGCTATTCGCTAAACACTTTGACAGCCAGCACGGGCATTACCGTAACCAACGGCGCAGGCACTATCACAGTAACCAACAGCCTGCCTGACTTGACGGTAGTGCTGACTGGTGCAGGCACGACGGTAGTGACCGGGACATATCCCAACTTCACCATTACCAGCAACGATGCGTTTGTCGGCACGGTGACTAGCGTTGGCGGCACGGGTACGGTCAACGGCATTACGCTGACAGGCACGGTAACTACGTCAGGTAATTTGACGCTTGGCGGTACGCTGAGTGGGGTAAGCCTGACCACTCAGGTCAGTGGAACTTTGCCAATAGCTAACGGCGGCACGGGTACAACGGCTACGACTTTTGTTAATCTTACAACCAACGTATCTGGTATCCTCCCTGTAGCCAATGGGGGGAATGGATTAGGCGCAGCGTACACAGTAGCAACCCTGCCAGCAGCTGGTACACAAGGCCGCAGATCGTGGGTGACAAATGCCCTAGCGCCTACATTTCTATCTGCCCCTGTTGGTGGTGGTGCGGTGGTTTGCCCGGTGTTTGACAATGGCACGGCCTGGGTGGTTGGGTAACAAGGAGAACGATTATGGCTTGGTATGATGACTTTGTAGAAGAACTTTTTGGCAGCGGTGGCGGCGGTGAATTAGACGCTGCAATGATGGACGCTGGATCAACGCCCGTGTCGTACAGCCCAGCCGATTACAGTGGTTTAGACGCCGCAATGATGGCTGCAGGGTCAACGCCAGTATCTTACGGTGGTTCTTCTGACACGCCGTTCTACCTGCGCCCCGGCTTCTTGCAAGGTGCTGGTTCGGCTCTTGGTGGCCTATCTCAAGCCTACGCAGGCCAACGAGCCGCAGGCACTCAATCAGATGCTGCTAACCGCGCTTTGGCATTGCAAGAACGCATCTACAACTCAATGGCAGCGCGTAACCAAGGTGCTGAGACAGGCGGAAACCTAGCGCGTGATCGGTATCTAGCGTTGGTTGGGCTGGGGCCAAACACCAATGCAATGGGCTACGGCTCTGCTGTTCAGCCGTTTGACATGAGCAAATTCCAAGCTGACCCAGGCTATGCTTTTCGGCTGGCAGAAGGCGAAAAGGCACTTAAACGTAGACAATCCGTTGAGGGAAACTTATTCTCTAGTCAAGCACTAAGAAATGCACAGGAATATGGTCAGGAAATGGCCTCTCAAGAATACGCTAACGCCTACAACCGTTATCGTCAAAACCGCGCTGATCAGTTGGCACCGCTTAGTGATTTGATGACAGGCGGCACTAACGCTACCAACGCCACCAACACGGCAATGGGAAACTATGGCACAAACGCAGCCAACTTGATGGGCCAAGCTGGGCAGGCCACTGCTGCGGGTCAATTGGGAATTGGTAACACGGTTAACAATTTGGCTGGTTCTCTTGCTAACCAGTACAACACCAACCAGATGATGGACATTTTGCGCGAAACTCGGCGCTCTGCTTATCCTTAGGATCAATCATGGCACTCAATGAAATGATAGCGCAAGGAGCGCAATTTAAGATGCCCGACCCGCTGGAGCAGTACGGCAGAATCGCGCAGATACAGCAGGCACAAAACCAGAATGCGTTGGCTCAGTACCAGATAAATTCTGCTAAACGTGCGGATGAAACCAACACAAACTTTTTAAGTTCGTTACGCGCTGCTGGCGACGATCCCGCTAAAGTTAGGCAAGCGTTGATGATGGCAGGCAAAGTCAAAGAACTTGGAGAATTTGACGTAAGCGCGTTAACGCGCCAAGAAACGCAAGGCAGGATACAAGATCAGCTAAGAAAAAGTTTTTCAGCAGACTTGCTTGATCTAGGCAGCAACCCATCAGATGAAAAAGTAATTTTTCTTGCAAAAAACATAGCTGATGATCCTAAATATCCTCCGCCTTTTAAAGCAATTGCTCAACGTAAGTTTGCCGAATTAATAGCAATGCCTTTTGACAAAAGACAGGAATCACTTTCAATGTCTGGAAAAGCTGCCGAAACGCCTGATGTTGTCACTATGAGAGCGTTGGGTTACCCGCTTACACAGGCTGGATTTCAATCATATCGTGACGCCCAAAGGCAAGAGCGAATGCTTAATCCAGCGGAAGAAGCGCAAAAAATTAGGATTGCTGCTGCAATGCGTCCCCCAGCAGCGCCTCGGCCAGAACAACCACCTGTTGCTGTAGTTGACCCAGTTACAGGAAGGCCTGTTTTGGTAAGTCGTGAAAAAAGTATTGGCATGACACCAGCCAACGCAATGGAGGGTTTGACTCCAAAAGAGATTCAAAAACGTGAGGCTAAGTATCCGCAAGCTATAACTGCGCTAAAAGGTTTTGACGCAAAAACTTCTAAACTTGAGCGCGATATTGATGACCTAATAACAAACAAAGACGGGTTAAACGAAATAACTGGATATTTTGCAGGTAGAACAGATTTATCTGCAATGAGCAAAGCGGGCCGTCGCGCCCTTTCTACGTTCAATACAATTACAGCTAAAGGTGGTTTTTCTGAACTTCAAGATATGCGTGACGCATCACCTACTGGGGGCGCGTTGGGCAACGTATCTAACACAGAAGGACAGCAACTTATCGCTTCTTTTGGTGCATTAGCCCGCACACAAGATGCTGACGATTTACGCAATAGCTTAACTACCATAAAAAGCGATCTTCAAAGATCAAAACAGCGCGTTAGAGAAGCGTTTGACGAAACATACGATTACCGCGCAAATAGGGCTAACGCAACTGCCGCGCCTGTTACTGGCGTAGACGCATCTAACCCATTGCTTAAATAAAGGATCAAAATGGCTGATTTATCCAGCATCCTGACTGATCCCAACTACGTCAACGCCAATGCCGCTACAAAGCAGGCAATCTTTGATAAGTTTTCAGCCTTAGATACAAATTTTACTGGCGCAAATTCAGCCACTCAAAACGCAATTCGGGCTAAATTTGGGTTGGCCGTTCCTACTGATTTAGGAAGCTACGACCCAGGACAAGGAAGCTATGACGATCTACCTGAAAAAAAGCGCGGAGTTTTTGATCTTTTGACTGCCCCATTTGAGATGGGGTTGTCATTGGCTCAAAAACCTCGCGCTGAACAAGCTGCTTTTATTGCGCCAACCGTTGAAGCGCTTGGCATGGTGGGCGGCGCTACTTTGGGCGGATTAGGCGGAAGTGTCCCTGGCGCTATTGCTGGCGCTGGTGTTGGCTATGCTGGCGCTAATGAACTAATGCGCCGAGTTGGTGGGACGGCAACACCCGAAACCTTGCAGCAAGCCACTGCGAGAGTAGGAAAAGAAGCACTTACTGGCGCAACAATGGAAGTTGGCGGTAGGGCGGCTATGCCTTACATAACCAAAGGCATTGAATACATTGCTCCCAAAGTTGCACGGGCTGTTGGTGGTGCAAAAGACATTTTTATGCCGTCTGGTTTGAAAACGGCTGGTCTTGCTTCGGCATTAAACAATGACCCTGCTTTAATGGCCCAAGTCAAAACTTTGCTTGAGCAAGGCAAAACCATAGATCAAGCAGCAGCCATTACGGGAAGCACTGGTTTGGCAACTTTTGCCAAAACATCAAGGAATGCGTCTACTGCAACGCAAATGCTTTACAACGAGTTGGACGCTGCGTTAAAAGCCACCCAGGCTAATCAGCTTGCAGCAGCATCTCAAAACGTGAATATGCTGGCGCAACAAAACCTCCCTGTTGCAACCGCATCTCCTACCGCGCCGCGCCGCGCTGTCAAGCAGGCACTTGCCGGTGAGGCCGCAACGCTGCAAGGTCAGAAAGCAGCCATGACCGGCCAACTTACCGCTCAACAGCAGGCGGCTGAAGCAGCACTGGCCGCGCAACGTCAAAGCGTTGAGGGTGGCATTGCCAACGTGAGCCAACTAGAGACTGGTCAGGCATTGGCAGCGGCGACTAAAGCAATTGAAGACGCTACCAAAACAACCGTTACCGGCCCCGCATACCGCGCTGCTTTTGACGCTGCCCCTGAAGCCACCATCAACCTATCCGGTTTGGCTGGCGTCGCTAAAGGGCAGCGCGGAGAACTGCTTACGCAATTGAAAGGACTTGCCCCCAACTCTGCTGCTCTACTTGAACGATACGGGCCAAGAGAAGTTGAGTCTTTAGTGCAGGGCGTCCCCGTCAAAATGACCGTACCTCCCGCGCCGGTTACGCTTGAGGAAGCACACGCCATACGGCAGGCGATAAACATTGACCGAGCAGCGCTCAAAGGGTCAAACGAATCTGGCGCAAACATAACCCGCGCTAGGTTAAGCGAACTCTACGACTCGCTTAACACTGCTATCAAACGCGATGTTTCGCCTGAAGCCAAAGCACTGTTTGAAGACGCCAATACGCTGTTCAAAGAAAGAATAGTTGATGTTTTTAGAACGGGTCAACCGTCCAACCTTACCCGAACCAGCACCCTAAATCAGCCCATGCTGTTGCCGGGTGATATTGTCAGCAAGACAATGGCTAGTGAAGGTGATGCGCTGCAATTCTTGAAGGCGTTTAAGCAAGACCCTGCGGCCATGCAAAGCCTAAAAAAAGGCGTGGAAGATTTGTACCGGCAACAAGTTCTTGCCGGTGGCAAAGCAGCTACTCCAGAGGCCCATGCTAGGTTTATGTTTGATAACGCCAAGCAACTTGGTGCATTGGACAACGCAGGTTTGGGTATGTCTACGCGACTGAACCAAATTGGTAATCAAGTCAAAGGGCTGACCGCCGCTGAAACAGCGTTGACAACGCAAGGCAAAGCAATCCCCAGCAAAGTAGCAGAAGCATTTAAAGCTGAAGACGAAGCGCTGAACTTGGCGTCCACCACACTAGGGTTCAAGCAAACCGACAAGCTACGCTCTGCCATTGTCAGCAGCCCGGAAACAGCAAGCCAAGCCTTGTCTCGCATGGACGCGCCAGCCAAGTCCTCATTGGCGCGTGGCGTAATGCAGGATGCTGGCAAAGCATCTGACCCGCTGAAATATCTGGTTGACAACGAACAGGGCATCATGCGGGTACTTAGGGCAAACGACCCTAAGACTGCCAAGGCCACGTTTGACATGGCAAAAAACGCCGCTGAAGTAGCAAAGCTGATTGAGGAAACAGGAAGCCAGCTAGGCGTTAAGGCGCAGTCCAGCAGAAGCCTTGGTCAAATGACTCAAGGTTTACCCCAGGTTCGCGCAGTGGTTGAGGACATTCAAACGCAATTGGCGCAAGGCAAAACCTTTGAAGAACTGGCCGCACAAGGCGCAAAAAGCCAAACGTCTGCTTTAAAACTGTTTCGTGAGCAAACAACGCCGCATATGTTCCCGCTTAACAGAGTATGGTCAATTGCCAACGCTGTGCTGGGTCGGCTAGAAGGGCGCATTGACGCAAAGTTGGCGGTTGAGATTGCAAATGAATTGTCAAACTCTGCCACTGCTGCTGCTGCTGTCGGCAAAGCGCAGGCCAGACAAGTTAAACAATCGGCAATTAATGAAACAAGTAAGGGTGTTGCTAATCTAGTGCGTAGAATACCGCCAGGCGCAGCAGTTAACGCCCTCGCCCCCGCGCAACAGAACCAAAACGCAATGACGCAGTAGGAACCTGATATGTACTACCTCAATGCTTTCAACGAAATGCTGAAAAAGCGTCAGCAGCAGAACAACATGATGGGTGGTGGGCAAGACTATGGCGTCGGCACTACCGCACCATCTGGCCCAATGGGGGCAAGACAATCTGGCAACGGTAGTATGGCTGGTTTTCGTAACGCGCTTGCTAACCCAGCGGTAAATTTTGCTGCGTCAATGATTCCTGCTCTCCGCGCTCCGCTTGCGTTTGCAAAGTTAGCCAACTACGGCATATCTGCATATGAAGATTCTCAAAATACGGCCAGAGAACAGTCGCAAGATCGATTTAGGGCGTCTGAAATAGCTGACATGAATGCGCCCATGCAGAACACACCGCAACAGTCATTTCAAACTGGTGAAATCACTGCTAATCGTGCAGCGACCGATTACACAGATTACAGTGATGTCTTTACTGATCGCACTTCTACTGCTGTACCTTCAACCATAGCGCCGCCATCAACTCTTGACACCACCACATTCGGGGGTGACGCAGCCGCTGCTGGCCCTGGAGCCGGATTTGGCGGTAATGTCGGCACGGGTGATTTTGGTGGAAGTCCTGCTGATGCTGCTGATATGGGTTACGCCCACGGCGGCATGGTAGA